TTCATTTAAATTTAACTTATTTTGTGTTAAATAAACAACACCTAATTTATTTGCAGATGATGAAGGTGTGGTTGTGGTATTTGTTACAACTCTAGCAATTGCCTTACTATTTCGACCTATAATATTTTCACCTATAATTGCATTAGAGCTTACATTTGCGATCGAATTAAATTCGATTTGATCTAACTTTGGATTCTCATTATTAAGAGATTCATATATTGCTAAAATATTATATACATCTGGATTATTCAAAGAAATTTCTTCATCCTGAACCCTTAATCCATAGTATTGGTTGAATGTCAATCCATCATTAGAAGAATCATTGGAAGTTGTACCAGATTCTTTAAGTTTTGAATTGTTTACACTTATTACCGTACTTCTGGTATGATTTTTGATTTTACTTTGAATTCCATCTTTGGTTGCTGTTACATTTACAGTAACATCTTTTGATGGAGTAAGTCCATTAAATCTTACAACATTTCCAACTATAGAAAAAGAATCTGATGTAATAGTTCCAATACCATTACTTGCATCATCATACCCAATGGAATATCTTTCTTGATCAAAAGTTGACCAACTTGCTTCGGGTATACCTAAAGAAGTAATATTTAATGACAAAGTTCCATCAGAAGTAGTAGTATTTCCGGTAAGTTGCTGTGTAATAATAATATTTGAATCTGATAGATTTAAATCAGAAACATTATCTTCTGGTAATTGTGCATATAATTTACCTTCACCACGAACAAATGGTGCTCCAATAAAAGCATCAACAATCTGATCAGTTGTTGGTAGAGCTCCATTAAAAACACCAGGAACTGATGTTGCTAATGGAACAAGTTCTACAGATGTACTATCAGGAGAAACTGCATTTACTCTGTTAAAAACTGCAGTAGATATTCCAGGCAATTGATATCTAATTATCGTGTCTGTAGTTATACCAGTAAAAGACTGTAATGAAGACGTAACAGTAGAGACACCATTACTTGCCGCACTAATATTAACTTCACGAATTCCTGATGGGAGTGGAAGTCTTTCTAAAACGCAATTTGCAGTAAAATTTTGAGTAAAGCTAAAAGGAGTTACTTGTTTTACCGACTTAATGCTTTGGGTATCATATACGTGAACATTTTGAATAATTCTAGAAATCTCATTTCCATTAACAATCAACCTTTCACCTTCAATGAAAGTTCCAGAAGTTTGTCTAACAAAAATTCTATTTGAACTTCCATCTGCTGTTGCAAATCCACTTGCCCCCGAACTCTTACCTTTAATATAGAAAGACTCCTTTATGTCAGTGGAATTCACTGCCTGATTTAAAGTCAATTCTGTATAAGTTTGAATATCATATAATCTAAGATCCCAGTTGGTCGTATCTCCTATGTAACGAGAATCTGTCAAACTAAAAGTATATACTCTTGCCTCTCCAATTTGTTCTCCAACGCATTCAAATTGAGAATATAATTGAATTGTTTTTTTAACTTCTGCCAAACCTGTGACTTTGTTAACCCTTAAAAGATTTCCCATCTCAAAGGGTACAGTAGTATTTTTTACATCTGCAGTTTCTCTTGGTTTTTCAATATCAATAATTGTTTGATTGGTTTTATCAATATCAAATCCTTTTACGTATGCCGTTCCTGTAGATACTTGCAAACATGCAAGATCATCTGATGGTATATTTCCCTGAGAGGTTAACTCATTGTCAAAATAAATTCCATTACTACCAATTCTATCATTTAATGAGTTTTTAAATTCAAAATTAAATGGTACTACAGAATAGTTACCAGATTCGTCAAAAGTTCTTTTTGCAATATAATCTCTTATTAAATTATATTCAGTTCTTGTTGAAATTTTCTTAGGTTCACCATCATCAACCTTCAATATTTCTACAAAATTAGAATCATTGAAATCAGTTAAATCTTTTTTACTCAGAATTAATTCTATTTTTAATCTGTCTGCTCCTGGAGAGGCATAATTTGAAAATCCTCTAGCATTATCAAAAAGTGACTCATCTTCTTTAGCGTCAACAATAGTTTCGTTTATAGAAAGACCAACCCTATAATTGGAAGTATTTCCGTAATAATCTAAGATGATTGTTTGTTCATCAACGTTGACAAAACTACCTCTAATAAAATAAACACCTTTCGTAATAGATACTGATGATCCTACTGCACTTGCATTGGTTTCTATTAAAGATGCAAAAGGTGTTCCTGAAGAAATTGTAGTATTTCCATATATTATATTTTGATCTGAAGACAACTGTTCTGCATCAGAAAAAGTCGAAAATTCAAAATTATTGCCAGAGTCTCTATAAGAAACATAGAGTGTTGCATATTCAACTTCATCACTTTCTGTAGGTAAAACTACTTTTTTTACTACAGCTTTTGTTCCTGTTATTTGCCCAACAATAGTCTTTCCAACCAATTTATCGATATAAAGTGATATATCTGTACCAAATTGAGTGGCATTCAACTTTATACAGTTAAATTCATCATTATATCTAAGAGATCCTGGAATAACCACAGAACCTTCTTTGAAAAAATGAGTTCCAAATGTTTCTACTTGATTTTGAAGTATTGACTGAAGAGTTGTTAATTCTCTAGACTGAACCGGAACTCCAGGTTTAAACAGAACTTTATGAAAATCATTTGATGAATCGAAATCATCATAATATGGGCTGATGTTTAAATTGGTTTTTTGTGACATTTTCTTTAGAATTCCAGAATAATTTTAACGTCTTCTTTTTGTCTAGAGTCTCTTGAGATTAAAGATCTATTATCAATGTAAATAATATCTCCCGTATTCTTATTTATCTCAGGATTTGCAAGTCCTCCAGTGAAAGTAACTCCCAAACTTACTTGCTTAGAACCTATAGTTGTAGTTATTCCTTGATAATTTAAATCTATGGATCCACCAAAAGGTGTAATAGCCTGACTTGTGGATTCAAAACTTAAAAGTTTACCTCTTGTAGAAACAGTATTTGCATCAGTGTGATCATTACTATTTGCAAAAGATAGTGATCTATCTTGATAATATTTAATTACTTTAGTTTCAATATCATAAGATGCTACATAACCTCTAGCTACATTACCATCAGCTCGTGTTTGTGATATAGCAGCACCAACAGTTGGAGTGCTTGTAACATTTGTAACTTTAATTGATCCTAAAGAAGTATAAGTATTATTTTTGTATATTGTAGGTGAATTATATTCCTCTGGATTTTTTATAATTCCAACTTGTGCAAAACTTGTATCTATTGGAAAATCTTTAGTAGAATCATCAAATCTAGAATAAATTAACACCTTATCAGCACCCAATTCCGAATAGAGATCATAACCATGACCTCTAGAAGGTGGAATTATTGGAATTAATTTTGCTGGATTAGAAACAGTTCCACTACTTTCCAAATCTACAATTCCAAATGTATAACCAGATCCACCAGAGACTACAACAGTGTCAGTTATTTTTCCAGAAGAATCGCATGTAACTGAAACTTTTCCACCAATTCCATCACCAATAATATTATATGTTTTTGATGAATATCCACTACCTCCATCAGCAATATAAACCGTTTTTATTTGATTTAAATTAATTGAAGAATCTCCAGATTCTCTGACACTCTGTATTTGGAAATCTGTAGAGGTTGCCCAATCATTTGGCAATGCAATGTATTCCGTAGAATCAAATTTAATAATATCACTAGGAGCAACGGTAAACAAATACTTCCAAACATATCCATCACCACTAGTTCCAGCTGCCGATGGTTCTAAATCTGTAAATGTTGGTTCATCTTTTGAGGTATTTCCGAGAAGATTTGTTCCTGAAGAACCATTTTCTATGCAAATATAAACTCTAAAATCACTATTAATGACGTAATAGTTCGAATCATAAAGTCTAGCAGACTGTGAATTTGGTGATAAATTTATGGCACTATAATCATGCCTAAACATATCATATCGAGTATTTGCCGTCCATTGAACCTTTCTAACAACCCTTCTAATATTTGCATTAGTAATTTTATTTCCAAATAATCCAGTATTTCTATAATGAGACAAATATTGGAAATTATCTATAGGATTCGGTGTGACAGATGGAGATGCATCCCAAGTAGTAGATCGACCAAATCCTACAGGATTACCACTAGATCCTGGATTTGCCAGTCCCAAAAAAACATAATAAGAATTATCATTACTCAGAACAGAATCTACAAAATTATTAGCATTGGAAATTCTAAATTGATCCGTTACGATGGCGGCCATATTACATACAGTTTTTAGGTATTTATAAATGATTTATTAATCTAGTTTCTCAACAAGTGCTCCAGTTCCTCTCAAACCTTCAGATCTACGTTGAATTGTTGGGAAAGTACTAAGTCCAACATCAATTGTTTTTCCAGTGACAGCAATAGAAACTGGAGTATTTGATCTGGTTACAGATTTAAATACTCCCCAAGAGAACTCTCCACAGAAATTACCACTTGTAGAAATACCAGCATGTCCCGCAGTATTAGTATGAACATTGCAAGTAACAATACCAACATTACCACTTACATCTATTCCACTTACAATATAAACATTATCTAAGAAAGAAGTTCCAATACTAACAACTGCTGAGTCACTATCATCTACAGATGTGACTCCAGATCCAATACTGGTGTTTTTAATATAAATTGGATATCCTACTTGGAGTTCATTTCCAAATGCTGATCCTCTATCTAAAAAGAATCTAAATCCCTTTCCATGACCAACACCCGTTACCGGAACAATTCCAGTAACAATGCCAGAAAATCCCTCTACAACATCTATTCTATCAAAAATTTCATAATTTGCGTCTGGTTGAGCAACTATAACTAAAGGTGGATTAGTACCAGTATAACCTAGACCAGGATTAGTAATCGTGGTACTTGTTATTTCTCCATTACTATTTACAGTTCCAGTTGCTGTGGCAGTTGTACCAATACCAACACCAATTGTTGGTGGTGCAGCAATTTTAAAATCTACAGTCGATCCACTATTATATCCACTTCCATTATTTGTTATGGTAAGTGCTGTTATTGTTCCATTGGGTCCAACAGTTGCAGTAGCACCAGCACCAATAGAAACTTCATTATCTAATACAATAGCACCAAATGTGTATGGTGAAGAAACATTATACTTAAATAAATCAACATTATCTACAAATATTGCAGTATCGGTAGAATTCATATCACCAATAACTTTTGCAGTAGGGAAGATTTGCGAAACAATTGATGATCTTGTTTTATTGACAAATTCTCCATTAATCATTCTATCAACTTTTTGTTTTGTCCAGAATAATCCTCTGGGATTAACTTCATCAATACCAACTCCATCATATGAATCGGTTTCAAATTTATTTGAAGATGTTAGATCAAAAGCAACTCTATTGTCTTGAGTTTTTGTTGTTGGTATACTATCATTTTTAACAACCTGTACATCATCACCTCTTTCAATAGATTGAAGTATATTTGTAATCAAAGTATCATCTTCTCCTCTAGATCCCCTATAGAAGAATATATTAACATCATCTTCCACTCTTGGTGCTCTAACAAAAGTAAACGAAGATCCACCATCAAAATTATAATTTACTCCAGGAGTTTGTATTACTCCATTGATAACAATTAATAAAATTTCCGACATATCTATAGAAGAATCGTTCGGTTTTTCAAAACTCAATAAATTATCATTATAGAAAATTGGGAATCTTAAACGAATACCGTCTTGGAAGTTTTTAATACTATCAATATAATCAAGTTCACCAAACTGCCAGAAACTAAATGAATCAGTAAATGTATCCAAAACAGTTAATTCAAAAACAGAATTTGGTTGTGATAGATTAGCATCTGTAACTAATCCAACAGGTGTAAATACATCACCCTTTCTAAATCCAGATCCATTTCTAGCAATTGAAAACTCTGTAACGTCAAATAGTGTGGATCCAATGCCAACAGTAGAACTTGATCCAACTACAACATCTAGCAATAGTCCAGTTCCAGTATCTGTAGTAGCACCTACTCCAATGCGAGAAATGCCAGTAACACTTAAATTTTCATATGATGGTTCAGCAACAAACATCTCTGGATTAACGTATTCGGTTCCTCCAGCACCTACAGCAAATGTTAAAGTTCCACCAACTCCAATTGTAGCCGTTACATTAGCACCATTTCCAGCACCACCACCAGAACCAACATTTATACTAATGGTATTGGTTGTATATGCTGTAATATCTGTTTGAATTCCTGATATTGGATCACCACCAGTTTCTCCTCTTCTTTGTTTTGTTTTGGATACTGCTCTTGGATAAGCATGTTCTGTAGCATAACCATCTTTAGAGCATGAGAATACAATACCATCATTAGAAATACCAACAGTATTACTATCAGTTAATCCATGATTTGGAATTGTTAATACTAAAACCCCAGTATAAGAGTTATATGATGCATCTGTAGCCGTATATGTATTGGAATTATTATCGGTAATTGAATCAGTAACTGATCTTATGAATCTATGATCATAAATTGTATCTGTTATAGCAACAGAAACATTAGTACCATAATATCCAGATCCAAAACTACCTGTTGTTCCAAATCCTACGATAGAACCTCCAGCACCTACAATTGTTGTTTGAGATGCACCAGCAAGAGGAGCATATCCACTTCCTCCACTTGATCCCAGTGAAACAATAATTCCACCTCTAGGAACTTGATTTTGATTAACGTCACTTTCTATTGCCAAAACACTAGTTGGATCTCCAATATCTGTCCTAATTCCACTGAATACAACTGTAGATATTCCTGGAGATGGGGATAATTCTTCAATTATACTAAAGTTTTTATTTGGATTATTTACTGTAGTTGGAGTTTGGAATATTCCATTAATGAACATGATTCCATTACCACCAGTAGTTCCAATACCAGAAGTATTTCCACCACCAACTGTTAATGTAAATGTTCTAGCAATGCCAGTGAATTCACCAGAAATATCATCATATATCTGATTAGTATCATAATTTTTTCTCAAAAATACTCTTCCACTAAAGTCTGATGTTTCAAACTCTAGGTTTTGATCAGTCCTTGTAATGTTAAGACTTCCTCTTGGAGGTTCTGCAAAAAACAATTCATCACCGACAATGTTAATCGAACCTTTATACAAATCAACAGTTGTCGAATCACTATGATCTGTTGCTATTGTTCCAAATGCACCTCTTTCAACAACAACTAATTTTTCAGTACCAATATTAGTAATTGGTCCTACATTTGTAGTCCCAAGTCCAACATTAACAACTGAAACGTATTCATCTTCAATCTTAAGAATGTTTCCGGGATCTATTGTACTTATTCCACTTAAAGTAAAAGTATCTGCTGCTGTAGAAATACTTCCACCATTTCCACTTAATGAAGTTTGAATTTTAGAAAAACTTAATGGATATTGAACTAAATTATTAATCGTAATTAAAGATTTTTCATTTTTCTTTGCCATTTCAAGTTGATGTATATTACCCTCACCAAAGGAAACAAAAGTAACAGCTGTTCCTGCTTTAGTTGTTGATAATCCAAATGAACTGTCGGTTTTATTAATAACAAATACTGATGAAGGTAATGCAGCAATCAAATTTCCATTTTGATACATCATTGGAGTTGATCCAACCCCAACAAAAGATGATTTTGGAGTATAAATTAATTCTTCATTTTCACTAAAGAAATGATTGTCAATAGTGAAAGTTCCTGTAGATGCATTTAATACATTTGTGTTTGATGGATCAAATTTCTTTGCAAAAATAGGAACACCATTATTTCTCAGAACAAAATTCTTTTTGTTGATTCTATCACCATTTATTGCAAGATATTGGGAAGTTTCTATAATGTCTCTATAATCACCAACTATAAAATCATCAGGATCATTTGCAAAATCAGTTGTGGTATAAAGACACTCATTTAAGGTAGAAATATTAATATCATCTGTTATATTATTATCTGGATAAAAAACGAGTTCAAATTGATTTGATCCTTCAAATTGTCCACCAAAAGTTCCAATTCCAGTTTCATTTCCAACTGTAATAAACTGAGTTTCTTTCACATAAACATCAGAAGCATCTTGAATCATTAAAACCTGGTGAACGGACTTCATAGTACCTACACCAACTTCAACCAAAGACTTTGCAGAGTTAAAATTAAATTTATTGAGTGATAAAATAGAAGTAGAGAGTCCTGCAGTTGTAGTAGTAAATCCTACTTCATAAATTGCAGATCTTTCATTTCCAATTGGTTGTCCAAAATTTCTAAATCTAAAAGTACTACTTATTCCTGCAGTACTAGTGGTTCCAAATCCAACAATTTTACTTCTAACAATAACATCACTAGACGTTCCATTTTCATAATTTAATTTCAATAATCCATTTTCGATAGTTGCACTAAAATTACCAATTTTATTTACAGATCTATTAAATTCAGAAGTATCAAAATAATACTCCGCAATGTTTGTGTCAGTTCCATCATGAGTTACGTATAATTCGGCAAAATTTGCTTTATTGTCAGTTTCTTGAGAAATATGTACGTTTACATAAAGTGAATTCGTCGTATTTGTTGAAACTCCTAAAATAGTAGTTGTTTCTCCAGTAATAACTTCTCTTATATTAGTTGTGATATCTATAAACCCTATAGAAGATGTGGATGTTGAAATGTTAAATCCAGGGTCAAATCTTTTTTCAATTATTTTAATATCATATTCAGTATCAAATGGATCGACAGGTTTAAACCTTAAAAAGGATTCATCATAAGAATCAGATTCAATAGTAAATTCTCCATATTCATTTTCGAAAGATGTATGTAAATCAGATGATCCATCGTTGGATAAAGATGACTTATCTAAAATAAATGAACTGTTACTATCCTTATCATTAAGAACAATTAAATTAGTAACTTGAACTTGTGTTCCATCAAGATTATTAACCTTAAAAAGATAATTTGTATATGGTTGATCTAAATTAATTCTAGAAATATTTACAAATTCTTGAGGATCAGATTCTGCTTTTGAAAATTGAGGTGAAATATCATCAATTTTCAATCCAATAGCGGATCCAAGTTCACTATAATTTGAAAGTTTTTTACGATTTAATTTAAGGAATCTTGATGTAGATCCAACAACATCAACATCAGTTACAGTATCAAAATTATTAATAGTATCTACTCTCTTTTCTGTGGTAATATTTTTTACAATACTTGTTTGATCACTAGTAGTAGTTAATCCGGCAGGTTCTGTAGGTTTTGAAAATACCTCAGTGTCAGAAAAGTTTTTAAGACCTGAAATGTGAACCAGACTATTTACTGGTGTTCTAATATCTTTCCATGTCTGTGAACTCTTAATTGAGTATGAAAGATTTTGATAATAATTATTGTCAGGGATAACCTGATAATCTTCATTCAATTTTCCAGTATTTCTTGTCCATCCAACATTTTGTTCTGTAGCAAAATCAATCTTGAAAAATCCTTCAAAATTTATAAGATTCTGAATTCTTGCAATATTTCCTGAAGTTTTACCTCTAATAACTTCACCAACAGAGAGTTGATATGATCCAAATACTTTAATACCAGAAACTTCATCATATTCGAGAACTATCAAATCTCTTTCAATATCATCACTTATTAAAGTTTCACCAAAAGTGAAGAATGATTTGTTTAACGATACTGTAAATGTTGGATAATCTAACTTATTTACAACATTTCCAGTAGAATCTTGAATTGTTTTTGCGATACCAGTATTTGTTGTAAGTCCTGCAAGATTTACAGTCAATTCATCATCTACCAGTCCAGGAGTAAACTTATTTTTATAATTTGAGACAGTAAAGAATTTAAATCCATAATCTTCAGAATTAAATCCATCTCCATCACTTGAATATTTTTGAATACCTTCAATAAAAACTTGATCTCCAATAGTAAATGGATCAGTAGAAAATCCTAAAGATGGAGTTGTTAAAACACACGTAAATATACCTGTTGAACCTGATAAAACCCTTTTAATAGAAACACCATTCGTATTATCCACAGCAAAAATTTCTGCAGATTCATTTGATATTCCTTTTGGTGCAGATTCTACATTTACAGAAACGACTGCAGTTCCATTTAAATTTGCACTAAGAAGTCCGGAATCTACTTTTTCCCTCGTTAACCGATCAACAACTACTAAGTCAGGTGTTCTAATATAATTTCTACCACCAAAAGTGACAGTTACAATACCAATGGCATTTGAATCTTCAAGAGTTATTTTTGGAGATATAAATGCTTTAGGTGTTAAAGTCCTATCAGAGGAATATTCGAATCCTTGATTAAGAATTCTAACTTTTTCAATATTTCCAATATTATTTGAAGTAGAAACTGTATATAAATTTTCACCTTCGACACTATTGCTATCAATAATTTCAGGAACTCTCTTATAACCAAATCCAGAATTTATTAAATTGATCTTACTTACAGGACCTTTTGCTGAAGTTGATGTTGTTGAATATTCAATTGTATCACATTCTGTAGAATCATAAAAATTCTTTTCAGGATCACCATTTAATCCAATTTCAAATGTCGTTGTTCCAATTCCAGAAATAATATATGAATTGTTATAAGCACTATCTGTGAAAAATATTTGTGAATAATTTTTCACATCTCTATCAGATGTAGAAATTCCACCAGATTTTTCTAAAGTATAGAAAAGTCTATCAGGAATGTTAGAACTATAGTTTACTGTACTGACTCCAGTTGAATTAGATAAACTAAACGAAGAAGTAGATCCTGTAGATATAAATTCATTAACAAAATCTTGATCATAGAATAATTTCAAATTATATCCACTTAGAGAACTGTCCGAAGTATCAAATACAAGGTTATTATTTTTTATTACAGAAATTTGAGGATTAATTAAAGAAATTGTTTGTGATCCTCCACCAGCACCAGTTATATCAACAGTAATTGGAGGATTTTGTATGGAATTTTTATAAGTTTTACATAATTTAAACTTATCAGAAGTAACTTTATATACGTAGTATGATCCCGTCTCTAATCCTGCAGAAACTGTATTGGCATCATAATATACTTTGTTTCCTGTTTCAAAACCATGAGATACATATTGAATTTCATCTGCATTAATATTAATAGCACCAGATCCAAATTGAATTTTATTAATTTCAATATTTCCAGTAAAACTATTTCTCGATAATCTTACTGCTGTTGATGTTCCAATTCCTACAGAAAGATTTGGTTGTATATTTAATTCAATTAAATCTCCAGCAGTTAAACCATGAGAAGTTGATACAGATACTGTCCCTCTTATAAATTCGATTTCACCAAGTTTCTGTTCAAAGTCTGTTTCAAAATAATAATTATCTATGTTATCACCAATATTTCTAAAGAATATTTCATCACTATTCAAAGCAGTTTTAATTCCAATAGTGTTTTTGCTTTTTGGTACAGCAAAAAGTTGTGTTGGAATATCAAAAGGTGTTCCCGTTGGAGATGTTGATATTGAAAGAGTGCTCGCACCCGAAGTATTAAATGTAATTGGTTGATTAAATCCTAAACCATGATCTTCTAGATGAATTCTTTGTACCTGAATACTTCTAATTAATTCTTGATTTCCAAATGAGAATGATGCCTCATAAGATATACCTGCTGTAGTTCCAAAACCAACTGTTTCATGTGGATTGAAATATAGTTTTTTATTTAAATTGGATTCAAAATAGTCCAATTTCTTGTTTATTTCAAATTCATGAGTATTGAATGTTACTGCAACTCCAATTTGATGAGACAAATTAGAATCACCTCTTTCAACTCTAAAAATATTTTTCTTAGGAAATATATTTAAAATTTTTAAAGTTTCTGATCCTATCGTTATACTGTTTCCTACGGAAACTGTAGATGGAATATTTGTCACATAAATCTCTGTACATGCTGCACCAGTTGCTCCGATTGTAGTTGTTATTCCAACAGAAGGAATATTAGTTACCGATATTTCATGATATCCATTTAATGAAGAAAGTATATTAGTGCTAAATCCAGAAATATTAATTGAAGTTTTATCATTTAAAGTATGACCTGCTCCAATATGCGCGATTATTTTATCATTATTCCAAACAAATATAACATCACTGTAAGTATCTTTTGTTGTCTCTACTTTATTTACAGATTTTCCTTTAATTACGGAAACATTTGCTTGAGCTTCATTTGGTGAAATGTCAATATCCGAATTGTCAAATTCTAATCTATCACCAACTTTATAATCTTGTCCTGGATTAATAATATCAAATCCATTTATTGATCCTTTTGATATAGATTCAATTTTTATTCTTTGTCTAGTAATTTCATTACTCTCAGTGAGAAAATCATTTCCGGCATTTTCATCTAATACTTTATACGGGAAAGTATTTCTGAAAAGATTTGAATTATTGAAATCAAATTTTTGATTTAAAGTTGCATTTTCTTTGATAAAATTAGATCTATAAGTTTTTCCAATAAAATATGGAAAAACAGGTTCGTTCGTTAAAGAATCTACTACAGCATGATATGCGTATACACCATTTGGAAAATCTGCATTTATTTCAAATCTTCCATTATGTACATCCAAATCTCCAGAATTATCGAACACATAATCTTCAACAAAAGATCCAAGAGGATATTCTTGCAATGATGGTCTATCTTCAATATTTGAAACAGATACAGAATAACCTGATGTTAAAGTTTTAATCCCAGAGTTAACATTTTTGGGATCAGATATTCCAAATGGTCCATAAATTGGATTTCCGTCATATGCCCAACCAATAATTTTAGATGATGATCCTGGAACATCTTGAAATGCATTTCTTATTGTGTCGGAATATCCTGTAGAATAATGCGAAAGTCCCTTCTCAGAATCGACCAATATTTGATAATCATCTGAAGATGATAAAGAAGTTTCATTTAAGTCGAGAGATCTAACATCAACTTCAAATAATGCTCCAGTTCCACTAGAAATAACATCTACTCTAGTAGTATCAGAATATCCAATACCTGCGTTAACAACCGTAACACTATTGACTTTACCCTCAGAAATAGTTGCTCTAATCTCCGCACCAGATCCAGATCCGGTAGGATCAACTACTTTTAATTCAGGAACAGAAAAATAATCAAACCCACCAAACTGTAAATTTGCATTTACAACAGATCCATTAACAATAATTGGTTTGACTTGTGCATTTTTTCCGGTTTTTAATTCAAATGCAGGTTTTCTTTCAAAATTTTTGATTGTAGAACCATACTTTGTACCTGGTTCATAAAGATAAGCATCTACAATTTCACCCTTTGCAACTGGTGTAGTTACAAGTTTTTTAACTTGAGTAGTTGTTCCACCAGAAGATGAATATTCTACTACAACTTCAATTTTCGGATATTTAAATTGTTGAAATCCTGTTCCAACACTATTAAAAAGTACATAATTTTCTTGCTCAAAATTAGTAATGATAGTTCCACCAATTCCAGCATTGCATAATCTAAAACTATCATTACTTACTGGTAAGACATAATATTGATTTGTAGTTGTTAATCCAGTAATTTTTTGAGGAATAGTTGTACCAAGTCCTACGACCGCATCATATTCTACAATTTCTCCTTTTGAAAATCCATGATTTTCAAAATTAATAGTATTATCTACTGTAGAAATTCCTGCAGATTTTACCAATAATGTTCTATTAGTTACTTTTCCTCCATCGATAATATTAATTTTTGATATAGTATTTTTTAATTCACCTGTTAATATTTTGTGAGTTCCTACTAAAGTAGTATCATCAAATTCAATAGCATTCGAATTATTTAAATAATCATCAAAAGATTCAAATAATTGAATTGTTGAATTATTATCAACTTTTGCATAATATGTTGAGCTATCAACTAGAGATGATTGACCTATTCCAATAGTAACACTTGGATTTCCATTATTTCTGTAAATAACTTCTTGACCATTCGTCAAATTATGATCTTTAACAAAGGTTAACTGATTAGTTGTAACATCAATACCACCACCCTCATCAGTAGATCTGGCATCAAATAAAATTTCTCTTCTTCTTTTTACAATAACTGGATCAAAATTTCCACCAGTAATATTTCCACCAACAACTTTTACCACGGAACCAGAATCAACATCAAAATCCTGATCATCAACAAAAATGTTTTTAATAGTACCCGAAATAACCGGTTGAATCAAAGCATTAGTTCCAAGACCAGAAGATATTGATGGTTTTATATTTGGGGGATTAATAATATCATAATCACTACCACCAAATAAAACTTTAAGATTCTCTAAAGGTCCATAATAAAGTTTATCCAGAGTTTTATAGTTATAAATTTCGACACCATTAGCCAATATTCCTACAGATCCAGGAACAGTTTCTTCATTAGTTCCATTTTCTAAATTTGGTGGTGATAATGGAAATTTCCTTAAAATATTATTTGGATTTATTATGGATGATTTTTGAGAATTTAAAACAAAAATTTGTTCACCTATACCGGTCTCTGGATAATTAAATTCCAATGCATCAGATTCATTATCAATAAAAGTTAATGCAGAAAATAACTTTATACTTTTTGGATTTGATAAAACTTTGACAAAATAAGTTCCTGATTCTAATCCAAGTAAGTTTGATGACCCATCAGATGGTGAATAGTATATTTCATCTCCAGAAACAAATGGAACATCTCTATCAAAAGTTATTGCAGTATAATTTCCAGTTTCAGGACTTTGATCGATTAAATCTCCTTCATTCGAATTTAAAGTCGCAGTTTTTATATTAGCAGTTATTTGATAATCGAAAAAATTTGTATTACCAGTGTATGAAGGTAAAGAATTTGATGCAACATATAAATTTTCATCATCTACATAGGTATTCTGAACATCAGAAACAAATGTACTATTACCATATTGAAATGGAACATATAAACTATTTGCCTTTTTAAGTTTTCTTCTTATAGAATATGTTCTATTACTCTGGGCATGGAAATTAAAATTAGATAATGAAATTTCCTTTGATGTGCTAGTTGCTGACTCTACAAATGGAATATCTGTAGTATCAGTTGGATACACAACAATATTTGAACCAAATTCTAAAATTTCTACTTCATCACCTACTTTTAGTTGAGATCTATCAACAAAAGATTTTAATATTACAGAAGATCCATTTATACTTTCTATATCTATTGTAGAACTTGTATTATAGATCCAGGAATTTGCAATAACTTCTTTATACGTTTTATTTGATTCTGGATTGGATATTCTATCTCCTATACTCCTTACAGTTAATATTTGACCTTCTTTAGCAATTACACTATCAGACTGCTGTACGAAATCCGATAAAACACCAGTTAATCTAAATTCTATTTTTTTGGATAAATCACCATCTTCATATCCATAATAAATTTCATCACTGGAATATACGTTTTCTGTTTTTTCAATAGTTTCTACTACACCCGAACAACCTAAAAATTGATTTACACTTTTATCAGTATAAGTTACTGAATTATTTCCAATTTTTAATGTACCAGAATCAGTAAATCCAATCGTAGAATCTACAGTTATGACTGATGAACCAACAGAAACTTTATCAATTGATTTTGTGCTTGGAGTGACAGTTAAAATTCCATTTATTGCAGAATTTTCATATCCAATAAAAAATCCTACTCTAAAATATTGTACACCCTTTCTAGTAAACGTTTCTACCGATGCTACTGATGCATTTGTATTAGGATCTCCAGTTTTATAGATTGTTTGACCAACCAATCTAGTAGGATCACCAGAAAAAATTTCTGCTATAGCAGCCTGTCTTCTAACATAATCAGCATCTGATGGTTTTAATAAGTATTCTTCTAAGTTAATTACTTGCGAATCTTCACCATAAAGAACATTAAACAAAATTCTAAAGGAATCTTTAGTTCCTTTAGAACTATAAAATGATCTTGCAAATTTGAGAAAATTTCCGACATCAACTTTTTCATTAAAATCTCTGCCTTCAAATCCAGGAGCAAAACTATATTTTAATTTGGCAAAAAATTCTTTTAGAAATAAAGTGCTTAAATTTTCTATTTTTGTAGAAGCACTATGAGAATCTGCAGATGTTTGAGAAAATAGTAACTCTTCTTGATCTAAATCTTGATGATATTTACTTATACCACTAAAACCACGAATACATCCAGTAAAACTAGTAGTAGTGCTTCCAGTGTAAGTAATTATCTCATCATCAATTTTTAATAAACCATAACTATTTGGAAATCCTTTTGTACTCGATACATTTATCGTAGTATCATCAGCATCGATAGATGCTGATAGAGTTGCAGTATCATTAACAACTTCTGGTTTTAAATTATCTAATTTTAAATATTGATCTAAATTTTCTACAATATCTACAGATCCACCTTGAAATTCCTGAGAAATATAATATTGCTTTAAAAATTCTGCAGTTTTTGGATTTTCATCCAAAATAAATTCTGGTAACTGACTATCAATTATATCTTGAATCTTAACTCTAGATTCAAATCCCGTTTCTATCATTTTACTCTCTAATTAAAGAACCATTTGAATAACTTGATGTATAAAAGTCTCTGACAAATACTGTGCCAGATATTTCATCACCAGAAGATATGACATCCTTTACCATATTTATTTTACTTTTTGAAACATCAAAATTTAAATAAAGATCTCTCAATCCAACAACATCATTCGATTCTGGGAATGCCTGAATTTCAATTATATTGTTCGGTTTTGATGTAGATGTAATAGTGATAGTTCCTAGTTCAATCTCACCTTTAATATAATCAACCTTTCCAACTCCTTTAGTTACAATTATTATATTATCATCTGCAGAATTTTTTACTACAGACAATAATCCAGTCTTACCATCAGCATCTGGAGTATCAGTCAAATATACTGTATCGGATTCTCCAGGTATAGTAAATCCTGTAGATTTTATATTCCTTCCTTCAGATTTTACATGGAATTGATTTCCAAAGCATAACTCATATTGAATCGGTTGATTTAATAGTGCAATTAAATTTCTCCTTATAATAACTCTTGTTATATTTGATGTTATTGCAGAATCAGTATCATCAATTGTTCTTAAAATCTTACTATACTTAAATCTTCCACCAAATTTATTTACATCAGATTCTTTAGAGTAATTTGTTAAAGAAGTAGAAACTTTTGACTTCAAAGAATCTGCAGAACTAACTTTAGCATCATTATAATAAACGAAAGAATCTAATTCAATAAAAAGAATTTTTAAATCTACAATTTTTTGATTTATTCCAGAAATTGAATAATTTTTTAAATCAGATAAAATTAAAGACTTATTAAAGTCTGAAACAAAAAATCCATTTTTTGGTTTAATTGATATTTCAACCACCCCAAATTGTGGTGGATCTAATTCTTCTCCACCAACAACAGATACTGACTCTGTATCTGAATATATTGTTTTAATTATAGATTCATAATCTCTTGAAGTTACTGCTCTATTTTGTGAAGCATATATTGCAGGTGCATAATTTTTAATAGAACTGATAGATTCTATTTCAGCACCATTTTGAGACCTTGTGTTCGTAGTTACTGAAAATGCTTCCGGTGTAAGAACATTATCAATATCATCAACTATTGTGCCAGAAAATCCAAAAACTGATGCTCCATTTCCCTCTTGCCCATTAGTTACAATATAATTTACAGTAATTATTTCACCTGTTTGTATTTTTCTACCAATAAGTCCATCACCAAAAAACAACTCATATTTTTCATCTTGAATTTCTTGCAAGAAATAAACCAAAGATGATTTGTTTATGTCCTTAATAGTATTTGATTGGAAATATTCAACACCATCACCAATTTCATTTTCTTTCTTTATATAAACCTTAATGGTTGAAGTATCGATAAATGGATTATCTAATATAAATCTTTGATCTAACGATCCATCATAAGTAAACGATTTTGTAAGGAATGTTCCTTGAACTATCTCAACATTATCAAAGGTAGCTCTTCTAGCATTTACAACGTTTAAATTTCTTACAAAATCAATATTTTCAGTAGTTCTTTGTACGTTTTCTAATACCGAAAAAACTTGAGAACTATTGCTAGTATTTCCTACACAAGCTAAACCTCTCTTAAGATTCATTGTTGTTGTATCAGTGTCCTCAACCTCGACTGTAAAGGATACAGTTGCCCTTGCAGCAACTCTAGAACGAGGAAGATACCCAATGTTCCTTGCAAGAGATACAACGTTCTCACGAACCGTTGCAGAGTCCAGGAAAGACTCATTCACGACCATGTTTGCGTTGAATGCGTTTATATACGTATTATATGCTAAGGTATCGATCAGAACTGAAAAGTTAGATCCCTCGAAATCAAATCCCGAAAAATCGGAATTTGCACGTAGATAATCCTTAATCGACTCCCTTATCTGATCAAAATCCAGATTTGTAAACTTTGTAAAAGGCATATTATCTTGTTGCCTCTAATAGAAATGAATATTCTTGTGTTGGAAACTCTTGTCCCACGATATCAAAAATAACAGTAATATCAAAAGAGTTGATTTGTGGGAGAGGTCTTGCTTGAATTGCAACATTTTCAACTCTTGGTTCAAAATTTTCAATGGCAATTTGAATTTCATCATTAATTACTGATGCAGTACCAAAATCAATGAAATCAAATAGACTCCCCCTTATATTGGACCCAAATAAAGAGTTAAAAAACTTTTCGGTGGGTATTGTTAAGACAATATTTCTCACAGCTCTACGAATAGCTGCCTCATTTTTGAGAACAGGTAGATCTTGAGTGATGGGATGTGGTTCAAAAGACAAACTAATGTCTTTAAATGATCTAGAAACCCTTCGAATTGCCATTTTAACTAGAGTTTTCTGATTTTATTTATAGCTCATTCATTAAGATTCTTTTGTCCAGGTTTAAGATCATCGTGCATGATCTCTTGAAGCACTCTTTCCTCAGGATCTGCGGTTTTTCTTGGAAGTGACCAATAGTCAGATGTCAAACTTGATGTTCCCCACATCTCTTTCATATAATTTTTGTCTCTATCCACTGGTGAATTGCCCATTTTTCTCCTGTTTTTTATATTTATTGTAAATCAAGGGGTCTTCCGTCTTGTGATTTGTACATATCTTCAATATTTTCACGTTCTTTTGCCGTTTTCCAGAAATATTCATCTTCACGACCCATTCCAAGTCGATCATTTCCATTCTCAACCTGA